ATCCTCAGCCCATTTCTCATCAAAGCCGAGCTCTGGACATAACGGCTCGCCAATTTTACGGTTTAATAGATCATTTTCGTCCTCTGCAATGGCAGGTAATCGCAATCGCACCCACTTACGAGGGCTACGAGCTAGCAAACGACCAATTAAGTCATCCTCATGCCACCGTGTCATAATAACGATTACGGATGCTCCATCATGTAGACGAGTTGACAATGTTGCCTCCCACTCATCCCAAATGTTATCTCTTATCGTTTGCGACATAGCTTCTTTCATATTTTTGATTGGGTCATCGATAATCATTAAATCTGCGCCTTGCCCTGTGATAGAACCACCTATACCAGTGGATATCATTCCACCACGTCTGTCTTGGATTCCCCAATCCTTTGTAGCGGCATTGGACTCAGATAATTGCACATTGAATAGATCATGCGAAAACTCATTAAACTTATTACGATTTAGACGACCAAACTTGGTTGCTAACCCATCTGAATATGCAGCAGCTATTACCCGCTTATCAGGATTTTTACCCAAATAAAAAGACGGAAACGATTCTGTTACCGTCATACTTTTACCATGTCGTGGTGGCATCTCTATTAATATAGATAGCTGTTCACCATCGGCCACACGCTGGAGCACATCACAAATTAATTCAGTGTGACGAAAGTGCTCATAATGGCCGTGATGTACATATTCAACATAATCACGGTAGAAGCGGCGTGCAAGTTCTTTATCCGCTTCATTTTCCAAGGCGCTCATTTCCTCATCGCTTAGAATTAGCAATTGCTCTCAACTCCTCTGGTGTTAAATTACTTAAATCAACTCCTGTGGTGTTGCCACCTCCAGCACCTTTTGTTTCAGAACGTATTTTTGCAATGTCTATTTTTAATTTTTCTTCACGTAACCGTTTTAGCTGTTCATCACTTAATAAATCGGTGTACTTTGATAGCATTGCAAGTGCGGTCATTTTGTCAGCAAGCTTCACACTGACGCCATCCTTGCCTTTTTTGACCTCGGTTATGATCGTGCCATCTACCTCTGTGGCATCGTGGAAGTGCACTGTATTTACCTTGTATGTCTGCATTCGTGGGTTTCCATCGTCATCTAAGATTACGCCCCCCATACCATCTAACATAGGCTCCTCTACTTCACGCAGGCCGAAGTCCACAAAATCGGTAATGTCAGCAAATGCAATGTCGATGTACTTTTGTAAAACTTGATGGGCATCAAGCATAATGTCATTTGCTAGCTCTGCCTTCAATCGATGAATTTCCTTTCGAACCTTATCATTTCTTATCAATCGGCTGCCGTTACTCATTGCTGAAGCGTAGTCACATCCATACACTTTTTGGTATGCTTTCGTGGCATTCCAATACTTTGTGTAGTACAAACAAAAAAGCAACTGTTGACTATTGAGACCGTCACTGGGGACGATTTCAAACTGTACAGTTGCTTGTGGTTCCGCTTCTGGCGTTTCTTTGCTCCGTTGCATTTTTTTCGTTTTCTTTTTTACGGAACGTTCCGTATTTTTCGGCTGTTTTGATTGGAACGTTCCATTCGATTCAGCTTCAAGACGATCATCCCATGAATCTTTATTCTTCCAACCTCGCACGGTGCCCTCAGATATACCAAGTTGTTCAGCAATATCTTTAAGTTTTATATCACCGTTATGGGCTTTGTATATATCATATGCTTGATCTCGTCTTGGATCTCTTGCTCTAGCCATATCTCATAATCACCACCACCTCCAACGTATTCACTTAGTTATTAAAACTGAAAATTATATAACATAATACATAATAATGTTTCTTCTCCATAGAATTCTGTGATAATAATAACTCTTTTTAAGAGTGTCATTACGATGTGGTTAATTCATACAATATAACAAAGATGGAGGTGAAACCCTTGATTATCTCTGTAACAGTTGATATACAAGTAGCAATGCTCCTTGTTATTATCTTCTTTAAGCAGTAAGTAAATTAAAACTGGATAAACGGTACAATATCTCTGAAAAGGGGTATTGAACCTATGTTTTAAATAATAAATACATAATGGTATTTTACATATATGAAATTCTTCTCGTCTTTAAAAAGTTATATCTACTATATAGGTAAACGTATAGCAAACTACGCAACTTTTACATAAATATTAGTCTTTATCTTGGTTTCTGCACGACGCAAATAGCTCTGTACGGCGCTTTTAGTAACTCCTAGCAACTTCGCTGTTTTTCCAAAAGATACCCCCTCAGCTCTTATCATAATAAATACATAACGTTCATTTTCCGTTAAACCTTTCAAAGCATTATTTATTTTATTTTTTATATTTGCCATCCGTACAATTTCGGCTTCCCGTGAACCATCATCACTTTCCTTTCCTTCTATCCAACTAGGTACATAGCTACCGGCATCAACATACATAATTAAATCCTGCATAAGGTGATGGTCCATGACAAACGTATCTTGACGAGTTGCCGCTCGGTACTCAGCTGGATCATAGCCTGTTTCCATCCACTTAATAGCCTCCAACATATCCCGCTCCATACCTGGACTTCCACCAGCTTCCTTTAACTCCTTTAGCGATTGTTTGTATTCATCGATTAAATCTGGAAAGTACATGGCCATCTTCCTTTCTATTCTATGTAAAAATAAAAAGGACACTAATAGTGCTGACATAATTGCCAACAACTATTAGTATCCATCGGTTTTTCCGTAAGGACGATTATTTTGTTTTTTTAATACGAATACGTTCGGCCCGCTCCACATCAAGTACTTGTCCATTGTGCCAAACGATAGTATCTTGCCCAAACGGTTTGGGTTTTAGTGATGTAATGATACCGTCTTGTACGATATATACCCCATTTTCAGAAGTGTTGATTTGTTGTGTCATAGTTTTGCCCCCTATGATATAATTAATCATCTGACTGAACTTAAAGGGCAGAAACCAATTCGAGCTGTAGCGTGTAATGACGCTGCGGCTTTTTTTAAGTTATAATTACAAAAAATACATAACGAGGTAATTCAATGGACATATTTACAGGACTATCACTTGGCGGGAGTTTACTATATTTCATTCCACCGATGTTGTTGCTACCTATCGTAATGATAGGATGTGCCGTAATTTATAAAATCCTATTGGGCAATATTTTGCCAAAGAAGATTTACAACTTTTTGCTTGGCCCGATTGCCCTACTAGGTTTCTTTATATGGGCCATACCGATGAATATGGGATTTTATGAATTTTTTAGAGCGATGTTTTAATCGCTCTTTATCCGTCTTATGCTCAAAATGTTCAGTAACTTAACCTTCAATAATGAACGATTAAATTTAGTCGATTGTTAGCCTATTGCCCTTTACTCCATATTTCACTCGAATAAAATACTACAAATGGAGGTGAAAAAATGGATAACTGTAGTAACTGTAATAAACGTTCCTGCTTATGTGGAAGCCAAATAGGACCATTCACAGCCGTTGATCTCTGTGGCATTACTGGCCCTATCCCTCCTGTACCACCAACAGCATGTAGTGGTCTCTGTGAATATGGTTATATATATAATCTAAGTCCTCAAACTGTCGCTTTAGAGGCTGCTGTTATTTTTGATTCAACAGGTATAGTAACACCTGGTATTACGCACATTCCAGGAACCTCTCAAATTGTTGTTACCACACCAGGAATCTACGAGGTTACTTTCAGCGTATCAGGTGTTGAACCTAACCAATTCACACTATTTTTAAATGGTGTACCGATTCCTGAATCAGTCTACGGTTCAGGGGCTGGTACTCAACAAAATAATGGTCAGGTGATAATTGCTATCCCTGCCGGCGGTATTCTTACACTTAGAAATCATACCTCCGCCGCAGCAGTAATCCTTCAAACATTGGCAGGAGGCACACAAACAAACGTAAATGCTTCTATTATCCTTAAAATGTTAAGTCCTATTGTCTAGAGATATAAAGATAAAACTTAAAAATAATAGATTTCGTAGTTAGGAGTGATTAACCTTTTGCGTAGGAATTACTCCTTTTTTCTTTTAATATTTATACACGCTTCCTTTACTGAACAATATCTTTCGAATAACTATCATTTCGTTTAGTTGTTCGTTTCTTCTTCCGCCAGTCGTTCTTGTATAAGTTTTAATAAATCAGCAGCATATTTAGCAATTTCAGGTTTGGTATCATCCATACCTTTCGCAGTAGATTCTAAATAACCTATAGCGAAATATAACGCACTTCTTTCTTTACTATCCATAAAGTACCTCCTATTCTTTACTGAATCTGATTTTTCAAATATCTAGCTCCAATTGCCCTGTTATTTCTTTTACGTGATCATTCCAAGCTATTTGATAATTCTTGCTATCCGAATTTGCTGGAACAAAATAGGCTTGTTTTAAATGACGGTCAAGACCATTGGAACCGTACCAAATAGAAATCCTTTTTAATATAGTTCCTGGTTTCCAGCCAAAAGCACCTCATAATTTTTATCAGTTTGCTCTAGTAAAATATATTGAGTCTGTTGCTCTGGAGGAAGCATTTCAGATACCTTCAAAATTTCACCCCATTTCCTCTTTCCATTCCCATAGGCTTAGCTTTCCTTTTGCTGGCGCTGGCTCAGTTAACACCTTCACTTTATTCAGTTCCCATGCATAACGACCATCCATAAAATCACCAAAGTACAGTTCAGCACCCTTTAATATTTTGCCGAAGTCAATGCCTGCAGCACTTAACTCATTCGGTATCAAATGGCAGTCAATTAATTTAGCAGTAGCAATGACAACCCCCAGTGGTAAATCTTCATTTTCAATTCCATGTCTTTGAAGCGCTCTCTTAATTGGTGGATATTCGCAATATTCCATATCCATTGTTTTGCCAGCGTGAATAGCAATAGGACCACGGTATTTCTTCTGCCAACTACGTGTCTCGAACTGCTTCTCACCCAAAGCAATAAGAGTAGCCCAAGGTTGTTTAATTGTGATTGCTTTCATTTGTACTCTCCTCTAATTCGTCTTTGTAGATCAATAGACGTGTGGGTTGGTAACCTTCGAAATGACTAGTTAGCATATCCACTCTCCGATTTTGGGTATATCCACCTTTGGAAAGTTTCTCTGTTAATTCACACCATTGTGGTCCAATGACAGAAAGTAATCCTTCGTCTACAACTTGTAGTGTTGCATTTGAAATAATTCGTACATGCTCCCACCTTTTTGGATATTTTCGTGTCAATTCTTCCTCTGTAAAGTCAATTACTTTCATGGGTACTAAATCTAAGTAATCGACAAATGAACTTTTACTTCGGGACCAAACATGGGTATCAAAATCTCCTGATCTACTACCATTAACAAAACATAATGATCCTTTTGGTAAATTTCGCTCTGATCGATTTCCTTCAAATCGGACAACTGGTGCGGAACTTGCTTGTAAAAACCAAGGGCGTTCTATTTCTTGCTTTCGTAATTCATCACGGAAGCTTAATTGCTCATTCATTTCTATCCCTCCTAAAATAAACTCAACTGCTCATATTTTTGTTTTTTGACAGGCACATTCACTATTTCTACCGTTTCTTGCACCTTTTCCAGCTTTTCGTTCACTGTAGCCGCTTCTAATACGCTAGCTATGTCTGTTGCTGATTCTTCAAAAAGCACAATACGCTCAAAACATCCCGTACCTTTATATGAGCCAATCGGAGGACCATCTGGACGATGCTTAAAAAACACACTGTAGTAACCATCTGCTCGTGGCTCCGTAATGATGTATTCCTCATCAATTCGATAAAAATGTGAGGGTGGCTTCACTACACGGGCCAAATATTTATTAAGTATTTGAGTTGGCGCATCAATAGCAACGTCCACTAGCTCAAACTGATTCTTTTGATAGGCTCCAAAGTGAGATCCAGCTCGAGGGAAGCGGCTAGCACAATATGCTTGACCGCCGTGTGGGAAAAGATAGTACAGTTCACCTTTTGTAAGATTAGTAGAGCCACCCGTATCAACACATTTTCCCTGTAACATCCTCACCACCTACTTTCGATAAATGGTAGCAAGTAGTGCAATGTATAACCGTCCATTGATACAGCTTCGCTTGCATGTTCTTCAAATGTTTCAAGCGGAATCGATTTGCGCCCACCACTTTTAGCTGTATGCCAAGCTGCTTGTAGCGGTGGGAATAGTAAGCGATAGTATTTATCCAACTCGCTGAAATACACAAGTAGAAAAGTGATAGCGCCTTTTTCGTACCAGGAGCGGAGCAATTCGTATTGATGATCATGTAAGTTTTGGAGCGGAAAACTTTTGCCCCTCGTTTCCTTTGCATCAAATACGACTGCTCGTCCATTGCAGACTCCTGCGTAGTCCACCCATTCAGGCTTTTCCTTCCGTCCCTCTATTTGAGAGCCCTTATCCTTTGTAATTTGTACAGGAGTTGGAATTTTACGAATATCTGCTAAACCTGCATTTCGATATTTTGTATTAGCCATGTCAATGATACGTTCTAAAAATTTACCGCGATTGGCATGCATTGTTGATTTTGCACGTTGTTTAATTGCCTGCTTATGAAACATTCTGCGCCCTCATTTCTTCTTGATTTTCTGCCTCTAGCACGTCATAAATGGTGAGCTGGTTCTTCAAAAACTCTTGCTCAAGATCATCCAAGTGCCGCTTCCAGCAAGTAACCCCATACTGTCTTACAATGGATTCTCCATTTTTTAAGGGTCTGTTGCATCTTTTACAACGACTCATCCTATCAGCCTCCTAAAATGGCAAATCATCGTCAGACACTTCTATCGGTCCTCGACTATTCGCAAACGGGTCCTCATCTACTCTTGTATAGCTAGGTTGATTCATAGGCGGCTGATTTTGCTGATAAGCACCTTGCCCTGGGATAGCACCACCGAATTGCTGTTGCGGCTGTCCACCAGTATATTTTGGCTGGCTGTTGCCGTAAGCTTGTCCGCTGTATTGAGGCTGCTGCTGTTGCGATGAATATGGATTAGGCTGCTGTTGACCACTAGCTTGACTACGTGTCTCTAAAAATTGGATACTGTCTGCTACAACAGTAGTGATATATACTCTTTGTCCATTCTGATCCTCGTAACTATGTGTTTGAATACGTCCCTCTAAACCAATCAGTGCCCCTTTGCGCTGATAGTTTGCTAGATTTTCAGCTGCTTTCCGCCATGCTTGGCAGTTAATAAAATCTGCATCACGCTCACCATTTTGATTGGCAAATGTACGGTTAATGGCTACTGTAAAGCGGCAAGATGCAATCCCGTTCGGTGTGTAGCGTAACTCAGGATCTTTTGTAAGACGGCCAACTAATACGACACGATTAATCATTTGTTTCAATCCTCCCTTTTTGTGGCGATACCAGCATGCATATTGTTTTCTAAATATCTAAGTTGTTGCATTGCATAATGGGTGCAGTTGCTGTCACTTAACCGCTTCTGTACGTCTTGTAGGACTGGAAGCGGGAACTGATACTCACTGACAAGCTGGTTAATACGCTTCGCTACA